GTGATTATGCTGCGGTGAAGAATGGTGATGGTTCAAACGTTCTTTCAACAAAAATTACAAAACAGGACAGACAGGATAATCAAATCATTGTTAAAAACTTCCTGAAGAATTATTTTGTTAACACACTTAATTTTGGTGTAGATTTGGCAAAGATGCTAACAGCCGGTATCATGGGTAACATTCAAGTGGAATCTGGTTTCAACCCTACAATAAAACACTTAGATACAAACGGAAAGTATTCTTACGGTCTTATTCAGTGGAATAAAGGGGCTTATCCAGACATGTTCAAGGCGTTGGGCACAACAGCGTTGAGTGAGGTAACCAAGTTAACTGATGGCTACACTCAGCACTTTGCAGCGTTCGTAAGAGCGGCCCAGAATACACCGGGATTGAATGCATATACAGCGGCATTCCTATTTGCGAAGATGGTTGAAATTTGTACGTTCTGTTATAAGACAATAGAGATATATAACGCCGATAAGGTTTATAATCAATCGAATAGAAGCAAGTATGCTGAAGATTTCTTGTTACGCTTTAATGCAACAGGTGACGCACTTGCTTGGTAATTTTTTAGTATCTTTGCAAAATGAAGATAGCTAACATTGTTTCACTTGCTAATATAAATGTTTCAGAAGATTTTAATGTGGTTCAATCCTTGGATGATATCATTCAGGGATTGCCCACGTTAATCATTGGCTGGGATTATGTTAAAAAGCACTATCCAGATTACAACATCATCACACGTGAGCTTGGGCCAAATCTTTGGTGGACCTTTAAGAAGCACGAGAAGCGTGACCTACACGAGGAAGACATTTACAACTTTACCGAAAGAACATATAAAAATTTAATAACAGATGTTAGTTATGTATTTGTTGACCCTATCATCATGAGTGGTAAAAAGATACGCAAAATTGTTAAAAAGATATGCAGTCTTTCAAGTGTAATTGCGTATGAGCATCAGAGCATGATTTACCTCTATGGTGAGAAATTAATCTTTGGAATTGATTTGAGTCTATTATCTTTCATGAATTTAAACGTAGATAAGCTCAAAGAGAAGATAATAAAAAAAAGCAGTATCTTTTTGAAGGATGAGTCCATATTTATTGAATACAAAAAACGAGTAGAAAATCTTGATAACCAAGTTAAATTTATACCCTACTTGTATTCAATAGAAAATGGATAAAATTATACTATTAGCATCATTTGTGTTCCCTGAGCGAGTTGACTGGTTTATTGGCTATTTAGAGGAAAAATTCAACATTCCAAAGAGCAAGGTTTTTTGTTATAAGAATCTGGATGACGAATCGAAGGTTATTGTAACATTCAAGCTTACCTTGGCTGAGAACAAGCACCTCAATCTGAAGAATCTTTTTCCCAACGCCACGATTATTCATAAGAAAGGCGATGCACTATACACGATAAATGCCCTAAACCAGCTTGTAATTCAGGATGCTGGGGACGCTATCGGCAACATTAATCCTAAGACATTCCAAATCGATTGGAGTCTGTACCAGAACAAGCTGATTCTCCTTGATAACAAGGAATTGGTGTTTTGGAACATAAAGAGGATTTTTTAATGAAATTCAGATATTTATATACATAAAAACGTTATAAATATGCCAAACGACAAGAAAACGAACCTACAACACGCAATGGATTCCTATTTGGATTGCCAGCCGCCTGAGATTAATCCAGATATGGATTGCAGTTCAGGTGTTTGTGTAATCAAGGGTGACAAAAGCCTTGTTGAAAAAATCAACAAGAAGATAATAACAGAAGACGGCAGACAATTACTGATATAACATGAAGAAGAAGCTCAACCAAAACTTATTAAACGAGGAACTGAAGAAATTCAGGCTCCTTTCCGAGTATAGCTTTTATACTGAGGAACCAAAGAAGACGGATGACCTTATTCTTGGTTCAGTAGATGAGGCGGACGAAGACCCTAACGCAGCTCCTGCGGCAGGTGCGCCAGCAGCCGGTGTTCCAGACGACTCAAAGACAGCGGCAAACGCCGGGGATGCTCCACCAGCCGGTGCTCCGGCTCCAGATGCGGCGGCAGGTGCCCCAGCAGACCCTAATGCGGCCCCAGCGGGTGATGCAAGCGGTGATTCTATTCCAGCTCTTCCGCCACCAGATGGTACGGATGCAGCGGGTCCAGATGCCGGTGGCGAAGGTGAGGTTGATATTGACGTAACCCAATTGGTTCAGGGTAGCAAGGAAGCTACAGATGCGGCTAAGGATGCTGACATGAAAACATCAGCTTTGTTAAGCAAGTTTTCTGAATTGGAAAGCAAGGTTGCAAATATGGATACCATTACTCAGAAGATTGATACGCTTGAAAAGGAAATTGTAAAAAGAAATCCTACTCCAGTTGAAAAGTTGGAAATGCGTTCAATGGATTCATTCCCTTACAACATCAAGCTTAGCGATTACTTCAAGGAAGTGGAAGGCCCAATCCCAGATACAGCTGCGCCAGAATATGTTCTAAGAAAAGATGATATCGATGGTAACTTTGTTGACTCATCAGTTAAGCAGTCATTTACCGTTCCAGACGATTACGAAGAAGAAGAAATTCAATAAGATATACACTAAAGGTTCCTAATGGGGACCTTTTTTATTTTGTAGAAAGTTTTGACAAAAGTTGCAATCAGACAATTCCTTTGGTATATTTGCCGAAATCAACCGAAAAAGAAAGTTTCAAAATATCCTTAAAAACCACTTGACATTCTGTAGTTTTTTATTATATTAAGGGAACAACTAATTCGAGACAACTAACGAGACAACTTTTAAAAACAACTACAAAAAATGTCAACTACGAAAACCAATTCCGCATTAGACGCTATGCTTAAACAGTATGAAGATAGCTCTATAAATTCCTCCAAAAGCACAGACAAGAAAGAGTATGACCTGAAGAACTACTTCACCACTCACCTTGCAGATGGCGTTAAGACAGCCACCAAAATAATCAGAATTCTTCCAGCAGCAGACGGCACATCGCCATTCATTGAATTTTACGGCCACAAGACAAAGGTAGGTAAAGATTCAAAGGTATTCGCATGTCTTAAGCATGAGAAAGGACAGGATTGCCCATTCTGTGAAGCCCGTGAAGCATTACTTGCTACCGGCAAAGACCAAGACAAAGAAACAGCAAAGAAGTACTCTGCACGTAAGATGTACATCGTGAAGCTTGTTGACAGAGCCCCTGAAGTTAAGGACGGTTCACATCCAGTGAAGTTCTGGAGATTCGCACACGATTACCGCAAGCAAGGTATCTTCGATAAGATTTATGGTATCATCTCTGCTATCAAGAAGGACATTACTGACCCAGTAACTGGCCGTGACTTGAGCGTTATCTTGGCAAGAGACCAGAACAACTACCCTATCGTTCAAACGATAACCCAATTGGACTCTTCTCCATTGAGTGAAGACGCTGCTCAGCAAGCTGAGTGGTTGGCTGACACAAGAACATGGGAAGACGTGTACAGCGTTAAGCCTTACGACTATCTTGCGATTGTTGTAGGTGGTGGTGTACCAGTGTGGGATAAAGAAGCAAAGAAATTTGTTGACAAGAACGCAACTTCTACCGATGAACCAGCTAAGCTTGATGCAGAGCTTTCATTGGGTGTTCAAAATGTTAAGACGAACGTTACAGCAGCTGCGCCAACAACCCCAGCGGTAACATCTGAACCAGTAACTGCTGGTGAAGAAGACGACGACTTACCATTCTAAGAAGAACCATTAAAAGAAATGGGTGGTATCATACTGCCCATTTTCTTTTTATCCAATAATATGAAAATCCAAACGTTACAAGAATGGCAAAGAAACCAGTTAAAGCAGGTATTATAGAAAAAAAAACCTTTGACCTGAAGGCTTTTAAAGAATCAAAAGGCTTAACAAGAACAAACAAACCAAAAGACTTATCATGGGTTCCTTTATCGGAAGCATTTCAAGAAGCACTCGGAATTCCGGGTATACCAAGAGGTTACACAACACTTGCCAGAGGTTATTCCAACACTGGTAAATCCACAGCAATGTATGAAGCAATTGTCGGTGCAAATAAAATCGGAGACTTTCCAATTATATTTGATACCGAAGGTAACTTCAATTGGGAACACGCAAAGAATGTAGGTGTTCAATACGAAGAAATTACTGATGAAAATGGTAACTCAGATTACGAAGGTGACTTTTTATATATCAGCAACAGAAAGTTGTTGGACATGTACAAGTTCTGGGAATATGATGAAGCGAAGACAAAAGACAAGGCCGTAAGAAACGAACCAGTTATTGAAGACATCGCACGTTTTATTGATGAAGTTTTGGATATGCAGGAAGCAGGAGATTTCCCAAGAAACATTTTATTTATCTGGGACTCTATTGGCTCACTGGATTGTTTCAAGGCTGTAAAGTCAAAGAGCAAAAACAACATGTGGAACGCTGGTGCATTGGAAACTGCATTCAAATCAATTCTTAATTTCAGAATTTCAGATTCACAAAGAAGCGATTGCAAATACACAAACTCATTCTTCGCTGTGCAGAAGATTTGGTTTGACAACATCAATACAGTTATTAAGCACAAGGGTGGTGAAGCCTTCTTCTATGGTGCAAGACTTATCATTCACTTCGGTGGTATCCTTACACACGGTACAACAAAATTGAATGCTGAAATTACAGCCGGTGGAGTAACGATGAAATATCAATTTGGTGTTGAAGCGAAGATTAAATGTGAAAAGAACCAAGTCAATGGTATTGAGTTGATGGGCAAGATTGCTTCTACATCACATGGTTACTGGAATCCAGACAACCTTACTGATTACAAGAAGATAAACAAAGACTTTATTCTTAAGCAATTACAGTCTGACCATGGTGAAATCAACATCACCAAGTCTGCTGAGACTGCGATGAGCATAGAAGATTTGATGGCGTAAACAATTTTTTTAACATCTTAATTTAATGATGTGAGCAAACGACCACCACGTAATGGTGAAAAAAGATTAACTTTTACAAACACGCTTTTGGTTGATGGAAATGCCCTTTTTAAAGTAGGCTTCTTCGGTGCCAAGAACGAATATAATCACCGTGGCGAACACATTGGCGGTGTATACCAATTCCTTACTGTCTTACGTAAACTACTAACCGAAAATCTCTTTCATAGAGTTTACGTATTCTGGGATGGTAAGATGAGCGGCAAGCTCAGATATAATTTATATCCGGCTTACAAAAGTGGCCGTGGAAAAGACTACATCAACGGGACTCAACCCGTGGACGAATCGGAGATTTTACAGAAGCAGATGATATGGAATTATCTCGAAGAACTTTGCATAAGACAACTCCAACATGAGTTCGTTGAATCAGATGACTTCATAGGATACTATTGCATAAACAGAGATGTAAGTGAAAAAATCACCATCTGCACAACGGATAGAGACATGTGCCAACTAATTGAAGAAGGTGTAAGAATTTATTTTTGCGATTTGAAGAATTATGTTGACACGAATAACTATTCTTCGTATTTTTGCCACAACTTAGAGAACGCCGCTCTTATCAAGATAATCACAGGCGATGACTCCGACTCCATCAAAGGAGTTGCTGGGGTCAAAGAGAAAAAACTTATTTCCTTATTTCCTGAAATCATCGACAGGAAAGTAACACTTGAGGAAATTATACAAAAAGCAAAAGTTTTACAAGAAGAAAGGGTTGTTGCAAAACAACCAAGGTTGAAAGCATTGGA